ACAATAGATATATCTTTAAACGGCCAAAAGATAGCTACAATAATTTCTCAAAAAAATGCAACACCCCCCTATCCGCAAACGCTTGTCTTTCAATATAGAAATGAGGTGTTACACACACTTTTTTTTCTGCAATTTTGCATGTATCAAAAAAATGCAACAGATATAAAATTTTTATAAAAAGATATAGAGATATTTACATTTTGGGGAGTTTCTGCAAAATTGCAATGTATCAAAAAAATGCAACAGATATAAAATGTTTATAAAGAAGTATAATATCTCTATACAATCCATATCATAAAAAAATCTTCTATTCCTTGACACAAATCATAAAAAAACACTTGACAAGTAGCTACTTTAGGTATATAATATAATTATTAACTTAAGGAGGTAAGGTAAGATGATTGAAACAAAAGTGGCAGTAAGGAAAATAGGAGACATAATGGAAATGAACTCAAAGGGATTCCCATATTTGGTAATGGACAAGAAAGTATCTATCTATATACCATTAGATAAAAAAGCATGGTTTACTCATGGTATAAAGGGTTCTATCGTGAAGGGAGAGAAAAACTACACAATCAAGAAAGGTTCAGAAAACATAGTATATGTAGTGTATGTCAAGATAATACATGATAAAACTTCTCCCGTAACGAATATAAACGTCAGCGTTGATGGTGACATTGTAAATGAACTTAATTATGATGATAATGATAAGTTGCTCACATATATTGTTAGGCTCATAGAAGTTTCCCCAGATTCTACGGTGAAGGTGGAATTTGATGTGGAAGGAAAACATCACACCGTTCTATATACAAAGGACGGTGTGGAAACTTTTGAAAATTGATTTTTTGATCAACGCCAGGCGGGGCGTTTATAAATACCGCCAAAAACTTTTAAAGGAGGTTAGTTCGATGAAACGCAAGGAATTGGAGTATGTTGCTGTAGACAGCTTTGAGCTGGAAACTCAAGATACCCATTTATATGGGACCGCCCCGACGGCGGGTAGAGATGACCGTGTGGGGTATATTTTGAGAGTGGACTTGCCAAACGGAGAAGTGGTGTATGTATTCTATGATGAGTGCTACTATCATTACGAGTGCACTCGTAATCAGAGAGGATATAACTTCATCCCTCTTGGGGATGAGTATTACATCCTCGTTGAAAGTAGAACTACTGACTTTTATTATGAATTCTTTGATTCCTATGATGAAGCAAAAGAGTATTTATATAGTTTGGAAGAATCTGGATATTATATTAAGTTTTAAAGGAGGTAAGGTATATGAAAAGACTTACGAAAAAAGCAAAAAGAGAGATTTTGTCAGAGCTTGCCAGTGATTCCAGAGCTGGCAGAACAGATTGGTCACTTATAGCTGATCTGCTAATACGATTTATGGATGAACACCCAAGATCTGAAACCACGAGGGATTTCGTGGACTGGTTAGGCGAAGACGTGCAAGCCACAATGTTTGTTGATATAGATAGAAAGTGGCAGATCAAAAAATTCATCTCCGACTGGGTAGCCGAAAAAGATATACCAAAATTCATGGCTTGGCTTAAATCAAAAGACCAAGCTTTATGGGATTTTCTAAATGATCCTGCAATAGATGGAGACGAATCTTTTGAGGTGTGGTACAGATGAGATTCTCATATGACGATATCAAGAAACTTGAAGAGGCTCTTGCCTCTTTACATTATCCGTTGAAAATCAAACGGATAAGGAGAAATGAGATCAAGGTGATAGATCAGCTAGGGAATGAGATCAAGCTCACATCATACGCCCACGTGGGTGTTCTTTTACAGTTCATTTTGAAAAACTGCACTCGCTAATTTTTTTGCTGGAACCTGCAATTTTGCAGGTTCTGTTTTTAATACTTCCTTCTTTCCTTGTCTTGATTTATTTTTGCCAAAACTCTTCTTACTTCTTTTTCAATATTCCCCGCTATTGTATTTGCCACCTCTGGCTTTGTATCTGTTGTAAAAGTATTTGTGCTGTTGACTACGATATGAAACGTAGTATGTGATCCCATCCCTATTGCAGCAGCTGGGGCGGGGTTTATAGTGGGTATTGATACTGCTTGTGCTAACGCTTGCCTCATTTTTTCAACTAACGGATCTGGTTTTATCGTATCTGCTATTGTCTGTATTAGTTTTATTCTGTGTAAATCTCTCAATGGTCCTTCTTTGGCTGGTGAGAATGGCAAAAGATTTCTTATTTTTTGCACAACATTCTTCATCACTTGCACAGGCTTCATTGCTACTGATTCAATACCTTGTACAAGGGTGTTGAGAATGTTTTGTCCAGCTTTAAATAAATTTGTGCCCGATATAAATCTTATAGCTGCATTCCAAGCCGTTTTGATAAAATTCACTGCTTGTGCTATTTTTCTAAACACAAATATTCCCGCTTGTTCTAACAGTTTGAAAACTTTAATCCATACTTGTATATAAAAATGAAAAATTGCAGTAGCTATACGAAACTCCGTTTGAATAATTGATATGTATACACGAAATGCTGTGCGTAATATATTACCTATGCTTGTAAATATGCTTTTTATGAAGCCAATGGCTCCCCCAATTACCTTAATCAACCACTTTATTGAATCAATAAGTAAAACAATTCCTCTGAGTGGTAATGAGAAAATAAATCCTACAACTTCTCCTATTTCTTCAAATGTTTGAAAAGCGTGAGCTGTGGATTTGACAGCGTGGCTCAGCTGCTTTGCCGTGTGGCTTGTTTTCTTCATAGTCTCATGTGCTGGTGTGAAAAATCGCACGATAGCACCAAAGACTGACTTTAAGACAGCCCAGAGCTCCGTAAATGCGTGTACGATTGGCTGTATTGCATTACTAAAGGATTTCAAAGCTGGAGCCATCGCTTCTTTAAACCCTTCTATAAACGCTGAAATGGCTTTAAAGGCGTTTGGAAAATGTGTTTTAAACCATGCCGTGATTTGTTTCCAGTGAGTGTACAGTAGATATCCCACAGCTATCGCTGCTACTACCGCTGTGATAAAGAGACCCAGCGGGTTTGTTAAGAAAACAACTCTCAGCATATTCAACGCTGGTATCAAAAATCTAAATATCATCATTCCGAATCGGAATACTGCCCCCGAGATTTTAAACAGCATAGAAGCGACTTGAATACCCCCTGATAAAAATGAGAACATAGCACTTCCTACTTTCGCAACAACACCAGCCAAAGCTAGGAACCCTACGAAAGCCGCTGGAGGTAGTATAATCAAACGTGCAAGTGTTTTGTGTTGCTGTATGAGACCTTGCATGAGCGATAGAAAATCATTGATTTTGTTCATTATGAGAGTCAACGACGGAGCCATCAATCCGCCTATCTGTGCAATAAGGTTTAAAAACGTACCAGACATCGCCTTGAAGGTGTTGTGAAATGTATGCAATAGCACATTTAATCTTTGCTGTATATTTGCTTGCTCTGCAATAGCTTGCTCTGTTTTTTCAATACCCATATACTGACCGCTTGAAATGTTTTGCATCATCTTTTGATATTCTTGTTGACTGATTTTCCCCATTCTTAATAGTGTCTTTGCATATTCTTCTGCTTGTTTTTTTGTGCCAGACAGCAGTATGCCCATCGCTGTCAAACCACGTTGTCCGAAAATCTGTTGCATAATTTGCATTCTTGTTTGAATATTTTTCACTTGTGATAGCTTATCTCTCATTGTTTCTAAGAATTTCAACATGTGAAAACGGCCGCCTTCGAAAAACTGCTTGGAGTCTAATTGAAAGTCTATATGCTGTTTTTGTAATGTTTTTAAATTCTGTGGTAGCTTTACCATCCGCTCAAATGCGTCCTTGAGCGATGTGCCAGCTACTGTTCCAGATACCCCAGCTTTATGCAGCGCTCCCAGCAAAACGCTTATTGTTTTGAAATTTTGCAATCCTTGAATACCAAGTACTCTAAGAGATGGTGCTAAGTACTCAGACGCATAAGCCATTTCATCAAGCCGCAAACCTGTTGCAAATTTCACTTTTTGCAATTGGTTTACAAATGCTTGAAAATCTTTGTTTTTGATACCGTATGCTTCTTTGAAGTGAGCTATGTACTCTGCGACTTGTTCTGTGCTTTCGTGCTCGCTATCTTTTGTAAGCACCCATAGCTCAGCAGCAGCTTTGAATGCTCCGCCAGCTATTACTTTTGCCGACAGCCCAGCTTCTTTCAGCGCCGTTGCCATCTCGTGATAGTCTTTAGTACTCCCAGGGTAGGCATCTCCTAGCTCTACTGCTTCTTGTTTGATTTTCTTCACGTATTCTTCATATTGTTTGTAGGCTTGCGGTGTCATTGCTTTTTTGTTCACCATGTAGGCGACTTCAAGGTTTGCTTCTTGTTCTTGGAACTCTGAATACGCAGCCAGAGACCCGAGTATACCTCCCATCGGCAATGCTGTGGCTTTAAGCATCTTGCCTGCGAAGTCGTCTAATTTTTGAGAAAACTTTTCTAGATGTTCGGGATTGAAGGTTTCTTTGATTGTTTTTTGCAATCGTTTAAACGGAGACTGCAAATTTTCAGCTGTCTGTTGTGTGTTTTTGAGGTTTTCATCAAGTTTTTTTACTTGCTCGAGCGGTTGTGATAAGGCTTTTGAGACTTGATCAAAAAGTTTTAAAACAATCTCAACATTATATTGCATTGTCTATCTCATTATTTAGGTGCTCATAATATTCGTTTAGTTTCTGAGCCCAAAATCTGAGCTCATCAATATCCATCTCCTTCAGGTCAGCATAGCTAAACCCATGCTTGACCATCACTAAGATTGCTGTTGTTCCAACAGGGGGCTAAATAACTTCCCAAATTCCGACGTGAGTGCAATGACATCTGATATATCCATCTCGTCCAAATCATCTTCTGTTATTGCTTTTCCATCTATTTCAACAAGCCTAATCATTAGCATTTTCATTATCTCTGATGGATCATTTGCCATCTTTTGAGCCCAAAATAAATCTTTTCCTTTTCCGTCTTTTATATTTGCAATCTTGCCAGATGGTAGTTTTATCTCACTCATTTATATCACCCTCCTATGTTTATCCTGTAATTTTGCAGGATGTCCATGCCGTTAACACGATAAATGTTGTTGACCACATCTATTTCTAACACGTTTTGATAATCAACTTGGAGATTGTAATACATGACTGAGAGCGTAGCTTCTGGCGTTGGAGCTTCAGCAATTTTGAGGTTTCCTTGTTCAAATTCTTTGAATATCCCACGGAGTTCGGCTTTTATGGGTAGCTCTTGAGATACGCCCTGCTGTGTCCAGTGCTGATTTGAGCCCCTCACAATCACGTATCTCACTGTGAAGGGATCAGAAGCTAAGGCGATAAACTCTGGATATAAGCTGTTGAATTTTATCTTAGCTTCCATTTTCTCGAGACCGCTCGGCAATTGAAACTCTGAGTATAAACCCAAGCCTTTTGCGTCTACAAATTTGAATTGCACCTTAGGAAGATCAACTTCCTCAGCTTTTGCTATAAAATCTGTTCCATCAATATACACACGAGCGTTAAAAACTTTACTAATTTCTATTCCCATGTTTTATGCCTCCTATCCTGTGAGTTTCTTCAACAGATTGATATTTATGACTTCCTCAAACGTAATCCTTTCAGCTGGTGGTGGTGGCATGATTTCATAGTTGAATACAACTTGACCAGCTGCGAGCTGTGACGGTGGGTTGTTTTGTTTGAGGAAATAGCATTTTCCATCTACCAACGCACCCCTTCCAATTAGCGTTCTTATGAAAGCATTCACCATAGATAACACACCATCTATAACCACCGTCAAAGGCTTGTCTAAGAATTGTAGTGTTGAATATTCTATAGATTCAGCTATTATGTCAGCGGTTCTTTGCACACAGATAAATGTGGTAGGGTCAGTGTTGGCTGGCCACGCAGCAGATCTATCACCCCAGACTCTGTATCCTGTGCCAAAACTGTTGAAAACTGTCACTATACCACTTGCGTTTAAAATGTTTGTATCTGTGTTTGGATTGTTTATAGCAGCTGTGATAGGTCTTTCTATGCCGATGATGTTTTCTATTTCGTGATTCGATGGAGACCACCAATACCCTTTGTCATGATCTACCCTTGCTATCACACCAGCCAATCTCTGAGAAAATGGCTCAAGGCGTGGAGCATTCAATGCTGTATCGTAAACTTGCAAGTGTGGATAGCAAATTATCGTCCTGTAAGAAGATGTGTTTAATTGTCCGCCCGCTCCCCGTGCTGTGATAACTTGTTGTGTAGTAAGTCCCACGGGAGCATCTATCAGAGCAAATGCTCTATGGTTTTCAGCTTTTGCTATCATAGCAGCCGAAACATCTGGAGACTCACAAAATACTGGTGCAAGCATCAATTTTGCAGTGAAACCAAACTGGCTATACAACTGATCCATTATTTCAAGTCCTGTTCGCAATCCTGTTGTGGGGTCTATTCCCCCAATCACTTGTGCGTCTATAACTGTGGTTGGGTCTGGTAGTCCCGTAGTAGCGTTTGTGTTTGAAATTGGATTGAAGACATTCACTACTACACAAGTAGTCCCGCCTTGATCGAATATGGCATCAAGTGCGTATGGTATTGTGTATCCAGGCGTTGGCGGTCCGAAAGTGGTCACAGCATCATCTCTGTTTAATATTAGGACTGGCTCGTTGACTACTTGTTGATACCAAGCAGTAGAGGACATTCCAGCTGGTACCGTATCCTGCACTGGTGCAGTACCAACAAGAAAAACAACAGCCGATTTTACCTCTCTAACTGGAATTGGTCCTGTGACTAGCTCTATCGTTTCAACACCGTGTAAGTAGCTGGCTGGCATATCAATGCACCTCCTTCTCGTTGTGATCGTGGTCTTGTTCTTGTTCTGGTTCTAAATATCCAAGACCGATAAGAGTTCTCAAATGGTCGCTGGCGATATCTGGCAGTTCAGCCTCATGGTCTGGATACAATGGATAGCTCTTTCCAGCAATCCACACCATCGTTGGATAACTGATTTTTACCTTATACTTCATGGCATTACCTCCATATTGATTTGTGTGATAAGTGTCTCGTCTGGGTACGGCACAACATATCTGCCGTTTGCTTTGAATATCAAACGATACACAAAACTCCCTGATTCATGTGCTAAAAGATCAACCTTTACGGGCTCTACGTTGTATTGTGTTTGTTTAACAAGTGCATTGACGATGTTGGTAATCAAGGGATATGCCCCCTGTCCCTCCTCCCTCAACGCTTTAAAAAACAACAAAGCACTAAATTGAAACTTTGTTTCAAAAGAGTATGGAGATAACGGTTGAAAATCTACACTATCAATTATTACACGAACAAAAGGCGTGTAATTTGGGCGGAAGAAAAGCTCATCAGGTTTACCGCTCCAACCTTGAGCATTTATATTTGCATTTATCAATGTTTGAATAATTTGCGTTTCTAATGTATCAAACACCTTTTAATACCTCGTCAAGAGTTTTTAAGAATAACTTTTCTGCTATTTGTTCTTTTTCAAACGCTTCTTTGACGGGTTTTGCGAAAGGTCTGGCGGGCATTTTGTATGTTCCCGCTTCATTGTATATGGCATATGGTACTTCTGTTCCCACCACAGCCATGAGCGGGTGCAATCTCCATGTCCAAGATTGAAAAAGCGTAGATGTCCTAATAAGTTTCTTTTCTGAATACCCTTTCTTAATTTTCTCTTTCAAATATTCTTTTTTCAACGGAGCCCATTCAATCCCCTGTGAGCTTCCTTGTGTTTTAAAAATATCTACAATATCTTTGTGTATTTTTAAAGCAGACCTTTGCAGTGTAATATTCGCTGCTTGCTGCACTTGTGCAGGTAACTCTTTCAAGAATTTTTCGAGCTGTTCGATAGTGCCTGCCATACAAAACTCGCTTGTGGTGCAAGATTTAAAAGCCTTTCCACTTCTGCTATCATCTGTTTGACATTCATGATTTGTCTTCCTTCTGCTTTTGACCAATACATGTTTACGTTTGTGGCAAGTTCAGAAGCCGCCAGAAGCAAGAGGGCTTTGTTGACCTCTGGCGTGTTTGGGATTTCGGAGGTGTCAGATATGTTTAATAAATTCATCAATCTATCTGTTGCAATATTAATGCAATTTTGCAAAATTTCAGTTGGATATGAGCTATCATTTACAAAAGCTTGTAAATCACTTACTTGTATCATTTCTTCTTCTTGTCATCGTCTACTTTTTCAGCCAGTTTTGCTTCAAGCAATATGAGAGCTATGTTGTCTTCTACTTCTTGTATCCCAGCTGGCACTTTGTATTCTTTACCGTTTATCCATACTTGCGTAGGCTCTTTGACAAACAATTTCATATCCCACTCCTTAGTTGCTTTCTACTCTCACAATAGCGGGTTCGTATAGTCTTGTGCAGCCAAAGTAAGCTCTCCAACCGACGTTTTTCACACGTCCTAATGCATCTATGTTCGTATAGACAGTCTGTACTGTGTTTCCATCAAGATCAACAAGCCCATAGCCATTAAATCCCACCACCAGCGTTTGATAAACATTAGCAGGCGTTGAAGAATTGCCGTTGGGAATTATAGGCATTGCAGTTGAAATAATGAATTTCACACCTGCAAACTCACCTATATAACCTTTTTCAATTGGGCTACGCTTGGTCATAGACAATTGTATTAACTGTTCGGGTGTAAATAAATTCATAATCTTGTCTGGATGGATAAAACAAACATAGGAGCCGTCTGGGAATGTTGGAATATTAGCATCCATTAATAAGTTTGCAGCTTGTATTATATTTTGCTGTGTCAACGGATATGAACCAGTCAAGGCACTTCTACTTGTTTGATTACCCGCGTAAATTACATTTGTTCCTGCCGTAAGCACATTCATTGCTACTGTATGTAGCGATTGTTGGGCGTTGTATGAAAGTAGCTCAATAGCCGAGTCCATGATAGGTGTAAAAGATGTGACATCTGTAAACTCATCAAGAGCGATATAATTTCCATACTCATCTATTTTCACTGTCACCTGTTGGTCTGTGATTGGTGTGCCAGCTGGCGTTGGTTGGTCTGTAATAGGCGCAGATACGATTGGCAATGGTTGAAACCTTGTAAATACAGCTTGTCTACCGCTGTTTAAGGGCATCGTAAATTTTTGCCCATAGTTTAGAACTGGCAAATTCTGTCTAATAAATTGTAGTAATTTACGCTCGTAATAAATCGGGAAAAGTTCTGGGTTCGTCAATCCTGTTACTGTTGCCATTATCTCATTACCTCCCTTTTAAGCTTCTCACCTAATTGTTTCAATTCTTCAAAGCTCATTTTCTCTATGTCTTCTTTCTTTACTGTGCCTGGAGCTTGCTCTGGTGGTATTTGAACGCTCTTAGCTTGCAATTTTTCAGAAGCTTTTGCTCTATAGTCATCTACCATTTCCTTGAGTGTATCTACGTCAGCTTTTTCAATGAGCTTGAGAAGTGCTGATTTTTCACCTTCTACGACTTTCACAAACTTTGTAGCTTCAACGCGTAGATGCTCAATATATTTTTTCCCTGTTTCTGCCAACTCTCTAAGCTCTTGATTTTCTTTCTCAAGAGCTGAAAGCTTCACTTCCAACGCTCTTACAGCGTCTATCAACTCTTCTTTTGACAGTGTCTCAATGTTTTGCAACATGTTTTACCTCCTTAGTTTTACTTGCCTTTTGGTCTTGGTCTTTTAGTGTCCTTCTTCTTGTCCATCTTTATGACCTCCTTTACAGTGTTTTTCATACAGATTTCTTGCTCGTGCTTCTACACGAGAATCTCCATGCAATGCTGCAAGACTGATTGCAGCTCTTAGCCTTGCACATGATATTTGCCCTTCCCAAGTGCGATAAGGGTATTTACGATTAGTTGGGTCTAAGAAGTAATCCCGTGGTGCTTTTTGTCTGAGTTCTTGAGATTCCCACCAGTGTTGATAATCTTTATCTTTGTCGTCTTCTTCTGCTTCAAACAACACTTTTGCGTTTTTGTCAGCTCCTTCAAAAACAAAAGAAAGCTCTTTGAATGTGAGGTCTTTTACTACGTATTTATCCTCTCCTTCTTTTTCCGTTTCTAATGTCATACCAACCGAGACATCTGATATTGGTCGGGGTTCCATTTTCAGTAGATTTATGAGTTTTTCATTTCCATGTTTTGCTATCTGCAATTTTGCAATGATTCTGCCGTTTTGAAAATAAGCATCTTTTACAACTCCAACAACAGAGCCTACTTCCCACTTATGATCTAAGAGCACAGGCTTTCCTACTAAACTCTTTGCTTTTTGAGCTAAAAGCTCATCTGGGAAGCAAAGATTGCCGTATTTTCGTTGCACACAGGTAGAAGATAAAGCGACAACGCTTACTTCTACAAAATCTTGTTCTTCGCTCAAATTCTCAGTCGTCAACAGCGTCTCTACAGTAATCACACTGTTATTATGTTTTTATTGCGTTTAGAAAACCAGCAAAGGTTTCAAAGAGATCTGAGAGATTTTTTAAGATTTTCTAAAAGACGTTTTTTTCTTTGTGCTGAGAGTTTTGTAGCAGGTACTTCAAGGACTTCTTGTATGATTCGTTCTATTTCTGATAAGGGTATTCTTACTGCTGCTTTATCTTTTGTTTTTACACACCTTATTACTCCCTCATCTATCCAAGTATAGATAGTTCTCTCTGACATTCTGAAAATTGTGGCTACTTCATAAACGGTCAATAATTTCTCCATACCTGAGCTTTATTATACTCAGACTGTAGAAAAAAGCCAAGCGATAATTTCAACAGATAGATTCAACTCGTAAGTCTTTAGTTTGTTTAATTT